GGTCAGAATCAACTCGCCGCCGATACGCACCTCGCACGCTGCGCCGGGCGTGATCGGATGCGAGATTTCAGTGCCCGGCCACTGCCAGGTAATGCTCACTTCAAAGCTGCGCGCCTGACGCTCGATCCCGGCAGAGATTTCCACCGACTTCCAGCCGGCATAGTCGTGCTGGTCAACGGTCAGGGTGACAATGTTAGGGTCAATCATGGGTCACTCCTGAGCAATCTTCAGCATGCCGGGCGGCACGAACCCCGGGTGGGCCAGCCGATTGCGCTGCACCATTTCCTGCGCCCGGCTGGCGTCACCGAATCGGCGATAGGCCAGCACCAGCGCGGGCAAAGGCTCGGAGACCTTCATGTCCACCAGACGTACGCCGGAAGCCGCCACCGCGTTGAGGTGCCTGATCAAGGCCTGACGCAACGTGTTGAGCGCCAGGTAATGTTCGGGATCGGCTTTCAACGACGCTTCCCAGATCGCCGAACTCAGCGTGTCACGTAGCTCGATGACGTCATCGGCAACCGGCACATCGACGCGTTGCAGCGCTTGCGTCACTTGCTGATCCAGCGATGGCACCACCGTGAGCGGCGTGACGGTCGTCGCAACCGGCATGCTCGCGACGATTTTCGCCACCTTGACCAACAAGGCATCCTGAACCAGATTGGCCGCGGCCTGAGCCGTCACGCCGGTGTCCAGCCCGCTGCTCTGACTGACCAGATTGATGCCGGACACCGCTTCCGCCTGTTGCGTGGCCTCGGAAATCACCGACCGGTAATCGACCGTTTCAACAGATGACACGCCGCCATTGCTGCCGGACCTTGCTGCCGCGCTGCTCGCAGCGGTGCCGTTACTGCCACTCGCGGAACCGCTGCCTGAGCCGCCCCCTGTCGAGCTGCCGGAACCTGACCCGGCATTCGTTCCAGTACTCGCCCCGCCAATACTGCTGGTGCCGTTCGCTCTTCTGGCTCGACGGCTGTCGCCGTCGAAACTGGCGAAGAACGTGGTAAACAGCGTGCTGACCGTCAACGGCGCATTGACCAGCGAATGCACCAGCGCGGTGACATCCGAATAGATCGTCATGAACGGTGTGAACTGCCGCTGAATGGTCGCGAACACACCCGACAGGGCGCTGCGCAGCGCCTGAATATTGATACGCACCGCGTCCACTGTGGCCATCACCGAGCGGTAGCGCCTGAGCGCCGAGTCCAGCAGGCTCTCGGACGCGCCCAGCAACTGCCGTCGCGTATTGAGGGTCGACACGGGGAACTTGAGCGGGTTGGCCGGATAGAATTTCAGGTCCAGCCGGACGAGCCCGCCTTCGCTCAGGTTGTGTGTGACGCCACATTCGCCGACCTGGACCTGCACGCGACCCAGCCAGGGATGCACCAGCTCGCCGGCACCTTCCTGCTCCAGTGCCTGTAGCAGTCTGTCTCGCTGTTCGAAGCAGTCGGGACCGACAATGAACCCCGTCAGCGTATGCACTTTCGACTGTTTGCCCAGCGACTCGAAATAAGGCTCGTCGCGTTGTGGAAACTCATGCAACTGCCCCTTGCGGCCTGCCGGGACGACGGCTTTTTCAATGAAAAAACCGACGCCCCGGAAAGACGCTGGCAGCAGGCTGTCACGCCATGTACTCATGATCCGGCTCCTGCGCCGAGGGTTCGATAACCGACGTTTGGCGATATCGTCAAACCCGGCTGGTTGGTTTGCACTTGCCCGGCGCGCATGCCCGGCGGCGCGTTTTCAAAGCGAATGTTGAGCTCGCCCTCAAGTCGCGGGCCGGCACCGGCTGCGCCCTGTTGCAACAACAGGCTGCCGGGCGCCAACGGCGTGGGTACGCCGAGCAATTGGCTGGTCGAGGGCACGCCAGTGGCCTGATTGAGCAACTGCTGATTCGTGCGAACGTTCTCGACGGCACCGGCCGCCAGAAACGCCCCGGTCCCGCCGCCTGGCCCTGCGTTGCGTATCCGCTGTTCTTCCGCGAACTGATTGGCCTTCTCGGTCGCCCGCTGCAGGACGGTCTTATTCGTGTCGCCACCAAACCAGCTCATGATCGGCTCGATGAACGGCTTGATGTCCGCCCACAGACCTGCGAACCAGGTTTTGATCGGCTGCCAGTTCTCGATGACCATGCCCAGCGGCGAAAAACTGAACAGCGTGGCCAGCACATCGGTAAACGGTTGCGCCTCGGCCTTGATGGTTTCCCATAGCCCGGCCAAGTACTCGGACAACGGCTGCCAGTTGGCCACGACCATGCCCAGCGGCGTCCACGCAAATAGCGTTTGCAGAAAATCGAAAACCGGCGTGGCCAGCGCCCTGATCACGTCCCACAGCGCAGCAAAGAATTCGGTCAGTGGCTGCCAGTTGGCTGCGATCATGCCCAGCGGCGTCCAGGCGAAGACCGCCTTGAGCACGTCCCACAGCGCCATCACCGGTCCGCGAATCGCCTCCCAGACCGCCTGGAAATAAGGTGCGACGGTCGACCAGTTGGCGATCAGAAAAACTGCCGCCAGCGCGAGGCCGCGCACGATCAAGGCCAGCGGTGACAGGCCCATCACCGTGCTAAGTACGCTCATGGCGGTCGTCGCGGTCATGACCGCAACTTGCAATACACCGAACGCAATCGCAGCGGCCACCACACCCTTGATAACGCCAGGGTGTTCGGCCGCCAGTGCGGCGACCTGAGAAATCATCGGCCCGATCACGGCCATTGCTTCGTTCATCGCCGGCAGGAACATACTGCCGATATTGATGCCCAGACGATCGACACGGTTGGTCATCTCTTTGATGGCAGTGGCCGTGGTCTGGGAGTTGTCTGCGAACTCCTTCTCGATGGAGCCGCTGTTTTGCACGCCCTCCCCGACCTTGGCCAGGTTGGACCTGAGCACATCGAGGTGGGCCAGCAGCGGCGTGATCGCACCCAGCGATTCGGCACCGAACAGCTGCGTGATGACGTCCGACTGTTTGCCGGGATCAACACTGGAAACCGCCGTCAGAACCTTTTCAATGGTCCCGGACGGGTCACTCTGCATGCCTTGGGTCAGCTGGTTGACGTCGAGCTGCAACGCCTCGAACGCCCCGGCTTTCGCCGCGCCCCCTTCGGTCAACGACTGCATGAAACGCTTCATGCCGCTGGCGGCCACATCGGCCGGCACATCGACGCTGGCCAGGGTCGCCCCCATGGCCGCCAGTTGCCCGGAGGCCATCCCCGCAACCGGCCCGAGCGGGCCCATTGCAGTCACCATGGTGGCGATTTTCTTTTCCAGATTGTTGCCGCCGAGCACGTTGATCTTCTCGGACAACGCCGCGACCTGCGGCTGAGTCATCTGAAACGATGACCGCCACGAGGCCATCATGTCGCCCGACTCGGCCGCTGTCTGATCGAATGCGACGCCCATTTTCACGGCGTCGCTGGCAAACCCGGTCAGTTCTTCGCGCGGTACATTGGCCTTGGCACCCGCGGCGACAATCGCCGCGATACCGTTGGCGCTTTCCGGCAGTCGTTCACTGAGGTCCAGAATGTCGGAACTCATCTGCTGGAACTGTTGCGGTGTTTCAAAGGTGACCGATCGTTTCACGCCGGCCATGCTGGTCTCGAAACCGATCGCTGCCTTTACTCCGGCAATCAAGGGCTCTGCCAAAGCATTGCCCTTGATCATCTCGCCCACTTCGACGTTCCCAAGACCAGAGCCTTTAAGCCTGGTCTCGAAGCCTTCAACGTTGTTGCGGATGGTTGCCAGCGTTGGAGACAGCTTGTCGACGCCGGTAATCAGCGTCTTGATAGTGTCTGCCATCACTCCCCCTGCAGGATCTGGTTGATGCGTTGCGTCTGCAAGATCGACTCGGTGATGACGTCCAGCTCCCTGGACATCATCAGCTCGGGATCGGTCTTCCAGAAGTACGCGAGGTCGTAAACGACGGCGATCAGTCCTTCGAGGTCGCTGATGCCGCTGCCATGAAAAAACTCGCAACCTTCCAGCTCAACGTGTTGATGTCGCACAGGTCCATCTGATTGACCGACGAGGGCGGGATGCCGGCGCAGACGGCGATGTACTTCGCCGCCACGTCCAGATCCAGGGAAACTTCCTCGTTCTTGTCGATCCTGTACGGCAGGGCCTTGATGGCCCGCGCTTCCTGCGCCGTAGGGCGCCGGAAGGTCAGTTGCGAAAGGGTTTCGCCGTGCGCTTCGATCGGGCTGGCCAGGTCGATGACTTCACTCATTGCCAGCTCCCCTGATTGCCGTCGAATTTCAGCTCGATGGTGCCGTCGTCAGCCTTGCTGCTCGGCTCATCGACCAGGTAGGCGCCGGACAGGACGTAGGTCTTGCCGTTCTTGAATTCACAGGTGATGGTCATGTCCACACCGGTGGTGAGCAGCTTGAGCGGCAGATCCGCGGTATGCACGGCGGTGAATTTCAACCAGGCAGCCTTATCGACTTCCTTGTAGTAGCCCGGTACAACGGTATCGCGCTTGATGTTCATCAGAGGCGCTTCGCCGCCGCCGCTGATGGTCAATTGGGTGCCATCCACTTTGATGTAGCAGGTACCCGCAACTTTCTGACCCATGTTGTTTATCTCCAGAATGAAAAAACCCGCACGAGGCGGGCTTGAAAGGGTTGGTTAGGCTTATGCCGCTTCGTCGTACTGCAAGCGGAACTGGTTGAGCAGCGCGAACACGCGCAGGCCGTTGATGTAGTCAGGCGGGAACATCACGTTTACGCGGCTTGGGTCATTGCCGTCACGCTCGACAATCAGGTGCTGGGCGAACGTTTCGGCGTTCTCCACATGACCCTCTTCTTCAAGACGTGCGTACTGCGCAATCAACTCGCCACGGATGGTGCTCGGCGTGATGATCGGCTGGCCGGCACCGAAGCGCGTGCCATCGTTGGCCAGCTTGTGGCGGCCGTACTTGCTGGTGATGATGCCTTGCAGACGACGGATGATGAACGCCGACTGGTGCATGGTTTCGCTGTCCAGGTACGAGTTGTCCGCCTGGCCGTAAGCGTTCTTCTGGTAAGTGGTGATCGAACGCTGAATGCGCACGTAACCGCCTTCGTAGTACGCCGTGGCGATGCCGTAACGCAGCAGCGACTCACGCTCGGTCAGGGTGAAACGCTGACTGGCCGGCGCCGGATCGATACCGGGCATGGTGCCGCTCTGAGTCGGACGGCTGGCGTCGGCAGAAATGAACACCGCCGTGCGCGCAGCCAGTGCAGCGGCCTGCAGCCAGACCGGTTGCGGAACACCGTTTTCGACACCCTGCAGGGTGATGTGCTGATCGTTGCGCAGTTGACCTGCGGCCACCAGCGTACCGACCGTGCCGCGCTTGGCGCTGTAAACGTGACCGTACAGCTGACGCGCCCAGCTCCAGCGACCAGTGCTGTCGTCCATTGCCGCCTTCCAGGCATCCAGCGTAGAAGTGTCGGTCCAAGGCATGCAGATGAACTCGAACGGCTCATCGCCCAGCGCAGCCAGTGCCTTGAGCTGATCAGGCGTACCCACGCCACCAGTCATGGCGGTGACTGCAGCCGTCAGGCCGGCAGGAATGACTTCGCCATTAGTCTTGCCCTGGCGATTGAATTCCAGCTGGATGTCATTGCCGCTTGCCCCGCTCCATTTGCAGGAAAGGGTCAGCACACCCGCTTCGACAGCCGCGGTGATTGGCAGGTCAGGCGTGGCATTGATCTTCACCGACAGTGCTGTGGCCGCCTGGGCAGCGGTTGCGCCATTAACGACAGTGGCCTGCACTCGCATGCCGCCGACATACAGGTTCAGCAGACCGGCTTCGGTCGCCGCCCCGGTGAGGGTGACTTTCGCGCCGGCCTTGGCGCCTTCGGTATTGAGCAGCGGCAGGCACCAGACTTCGCCGGTGGGGTCCGCCTTGCGCCAGGTTTCATACATCGAGGCCAGCATGGAGCCCTGACCGCCGATGTTTTTCGCCAGCGCCACACTCGGCACCAGCACCAGAGAACCCAGTTCGGGGCCGGACACATCGTCGTTGACCTGCGCAACGATCAGTCGACGCATGCTGGCCGACGCGCTGTTGGCGGCCGAGTTGTCCATCTCCGCATAAAACAGCGGAACGCGAACATCGGATGGAATGTTGTTAAAGCTGATAGCCATTGTTTGGCTTCCTCTTGGTTAAGCCGTGAAGGCTTGATGGGTGGTGGTGGATTGCTCGGTTTGAAGGGTGATGTCGCCGTCGTTCTGACGACGCTGCCACCAGGCGTTGAAGGTCACCTGCCGGCCTTCGACGGGCAGCAAATCGCCCGCCTCCGGATCCGGCACAATGCGGCCCTCGGCCGGTACTACAGTGATGCGTTGAGTCATGGGGTTACCTCTGCTGTGAACTTCGCTTCGATACGGCCATCAGGGCCGGGGGATTTCAGATTCGGATCTGCGGGGTCAACGCAGTCCATCTCAATGGTGGCGCCGGTAAACCCGGGCAAACCATCCAGATACGCTTCGTGCCAGGTCTCGGCAGGCTGATCGGAGGTGTTGCGGCCCAGTTGAAACTGCGCTGCAAACCCGAAGCGATACGTCACCCGGTCACCGCTGATCTGCACCAGCGCGCCACCGGTGTACTGCATCGCGTCGTAATCGTGATCCGGGTTCCAGCCCACCAGTGCACGCCACAGTTCGGCGCGCAGGGCATGCAGTTGCTCGCTGGCTTCCTGCCCGCGCTTGTCACCGCCATCGAGCACCACCACGACATCGATCGTGTCGGTGATGCTCTGGCGGATGACGTTCTGCAAATCGTTGGCGGTGGACTGATCGCCAGTGGCAATCACGTACGCCGACGGGTGAGCGAGCTGATCGCCGAGGGCGACCGCAGCCCAGTCGATACCGGCACTGATTCGCCCGGCAAAGCTGGGGCAGGTCGCCTGCAAATGGGCAACTATCGGGGTTATCTTCATGAGGGGTTCCGCGTGTGTTGAAGGTTGATTGCGGCGTGGGAAACGCCTACTGGTTAGCCTTGCACAACGCCTCATCAGCCTTGTCTGCAGCACGGCTGGCCGCGTGAGCGGCCTGATTGGCAATCGATGCAGCACTCTCGACCCTGTCCGCCACCTGGGTAGTGGTTTCGGCCAGCCTGTCCAGGCGCCGGTCGCGCTTGCCCAGTGCTGCGTCGTAGGCATTGCGAACCTCGGCCAGCTGCTGCGTATGCTCGGCATTCGCCGACCACTGCCCGGCCTGAAAACCAAGCATCAGGCAGCCAGCGATCAGCAGCATGGAAATCAGCCAGATTTCCAGGCGCCGCCACCAATGGCGAGCGATGAAATCAATTGCGCATCTGTGCATCGTTTGCACCTCCGAGTTGAGATAGAAGCCGGGCGATTTCGGCGCTTTGCGTGGTGACCTTGTCGGTGAGCTGGACGATGTGGCTGGTGAGGGCTTCAATCTTGCCTTCCATCCGGCCAACCGCGGCAGCGAGCTCGTTGCGCTCTTTGGCGAACTGGTCAGCCCGCGCTTCAGCTTCCTTGCGCGCCTGGCGCTCGGAGTCGAGCAGCTCATTGAGACGGCGAACCGTGCCGATGTCCGCGTTGTCCATCGCCCGGTCTGTTGCATCTCTGGAAAGAAACTTGCGCAGCCATAAAAAGCCGCCAAGCAGAATTGTGCCCGTGCCGCCCAGCCAGGTAGCTGTGCCTGGGCCTAGGTCGGTTGGGTCCATGGGTACTCCGGAAATAAAAAAGACCGCACTGAGGCGGCCGGGCTGAACACATTTAACAATGCTGCGTCGGGCAGGCTTGCGCAGGCACCTGATCTGGACGTTGACCGGATCTTAAAAAACAAACCCCGCCGAGGCGGGGTTTGAGGTGGGTCGCGAGTGACCGGTTGTGGCTGTTGATCAGCCTGTTTCCGGCTGCTGCCCTGAGGCGCAAATCGCATATC